AAGAACTTTTTCGACAAAGAAGCAATTTTTGATAAACCATCACGCACAAGCGTTACACATCCAATTGATGTGTTTGAAGATGAAAACGGCCTAACATTTGAAATTGCATGTGTAGGCTTAGATAAAAAGGATGTAAATATTAGTATCGAAGGTGACATCCTTAAAGTCTCCTATAATAAAGGAGAAGACCAAAAATCAACTGATGACAAGCGCTATTATCACACAGGGGTAAGAAAAAGTAGTTTCAACTTGGGCTGGAAAGTAGCCCGTAGATTTGAACTTTCAAAAGCAAATGCCGAAATGATTAACGGGCTGCTTTGTATTCAAATCCCACTTGCGAACGAAGCAAAACCAAAAACTTTGACAATTAAGTAATCAAAGGTTGGTGCCCTAAAGATTCGTTCGTATATTTACGCGTAATAAAAAATTAAACAGTTATGGACTTTATTAAAGACCCGGCGCTTGGCCAGTATTTCATTCAAATTGACGACCTAAACTACTCAGTATACAAAACCATTGTACCTGATAGTGGTAAACCTTATGATTCATGTGTTGGACATTTTGGTACTTTAGGTAAAGCACTTGAACGAATTGCTGAACACAAAGTTCGCCAACAGTCTTATGATACCCTTAAAGGGTATATTACAGAATTGAACAATATTAAAAACGAATTAAAAACTATTATCCAATGAAACTAAGAGCACTGTTTAATGCAGTTATTGTAGAGCAAATCGAGGAAGAAGAAAGTACCTTTGGCTCTATTGTAGTCCCAGATATGGGAAAAGAAAAAACCCTTAAAGGCAAAGTTATCTCAGTAGGCCCAGGGCAGTATAGTGCTATGGGTAACCTAATTGAACCTACAGTAAAAGTAGGTGATGTGGTAATCATGCCTCAACTTGGTCCTACAGTACTAAATCACAAAAGTAATGAGTATTTAGTTTGTAAAGAAAACGAAATTTTAGCAATTATTGAAGAATGAATAAAGTAACTATTGTAAACTACGGTGATGACTCCCGTAAAAAGTTGATAAACGGAGTTAATCAACTTGCAGATGCAGTCGTAACTACTTTGGGGCCAAATGGACGAAATGTAGTAATTCAAAATGAACATGGAGTACCTCAAAGTACTAAAGATGGTGTAACCGTAGCTAAAGCTATTGAACTTGAAGGTACTGTTGAAAACACAGGTGCCCAAATGGTTAAACAAGCAGCTATTAAAACAGCTGAACAAGCAGGTGATGGTACTACTACTTCAACATTGTTGGCTCGTGAAATTGTAAATGCAGGTGCCCGTTATAGTGATAAGGGTCACAATATTGTAGAAATCAAACGCGGTATTGATAAATGCGTAAAAGCCCATGTAGATTATCTCCGCACCATTTCCCAGGATATTTCTAACGAAGACCAACTTCGCCAAGTAGCTACTATTTCAGCTAATAATGATGAAGAAGTAGGTGAATTAATTGCTACGGCAATGGAAAAAGTAGGGCGTGATGGTGTAGTTACTATTGAAGAATCACGTACTGGAGAGACTTACCTTGAAACTGTAGAAGGTATGCAATTTAATAGAGGTTATAAGTCACCTTATTTTGTGACTAATAATGACAATATGACTTGTGTTCTTAAAGATGCAGCAGTTTTGTTTTACAATGGTAGGATTACTACAGTAAAGGATTTGCTCCCACTTTTGGAAAACTTGTCACAACAAGCAAAATCACTTCTTATTGTTGCTGAAGATATTGATGGTGAAGCACTTGCTACACTTATTGTAAATAAAATGAGAGGTATTTTGAATGTTTGTGCTGTTAAAGCTCCTGATTTTGGTGATCGTCGCACCTTGCTTATGAATGACATGGCTACACTCACAGGTGGTCAAGTTGTTGATAAAGACAAAGGTATGAAACTTGATAAATTTGATCTAAATTGGTTAGGAGAATGCCGTACTGTCACAGTTACTAAAGAAAATACTACTATTGTTGATGGTGCTGGTGAAGAAGAAGCAATTGGACGTTTGTGTACTGAGCTTCAATCTCAAATTGAAAACTCAACTTCACCATTTGAAACTGAAAAACTCCAAGAACGCCTTGCTAAATTGGTAGGTGGTGTAGCCGTAATTCACGTTGGTGGTAATACTGAAACTGAAATGCGTGAAAAGAAAGATCGTGTTGATGATGCCCTCCAAGCTACAAAAGCAGCTATTGAAGAAGGGATTGTTCCTGGAGGAGGTTTAGCTTTACTTAGAGCATCACATAATGTTCCTTGTGAAGATACACTAGATAATAATGATCAAAAACTTGGATGTTCTATTGTTAAATCCGCTCTTAGAATGCCCTTCAAACAAATTCTAGCTAATGCCGGAGTTGAAGATGCTTCTAGAATCGAATTCAGTATCACATCTGGAGAAAAAATTGGCACAGGTTATAATATTAAAACTGGTACGTTTGATGATTTCCTTAAAGCGGGAATTATTGATCCTACCAAAGTTACACGTTGTGCTCTAGAAAATGCTGCTTCAATTGCAGGTACTATTTTGTTAACAGAATGTACTATTGTAAATAAACCTCAAGAAAACAAAGAAGAGGTTGGAGGCATGCCTGGAATGTTTTAAATTTAGATAATGGCTGAATTTCAAACAGTAGAACAAAAACAACTTATTGCCAAGCGAGTCCCCCCAGGGGACCGCTGGCAATTAGTTGATGAACAAGGTGTAATACATCCTACATTAACTGAAGCCTTAGAGGCATATTTTAAAAAGACACAATTTAACGCAGCGTTTTATTTAGATCCTATTGGAAGTGCTTTATATGCCGTTAAACGAACTGAAGTAGAAATCAAACCAGAACCAATCAAAACATTTGACTTTTATGGAGACGGTTATCAATAATTCACTTTGGAACGAGAAGTATAGACCTAATGTATTAAAAAACTACATTGGCAATGAGCACCTTAAAGGTACTATGGCCAAGTATTTAGAGGATAATGACATAAACAATATGATTTTTTACGGCCCAGCCGGCTGTGGGAAAACTACATTAGCAAAATTACTTGTTAAAAATCTTGATTGCGAATACCTTTATATCTACGCAAGTGATGAAAGGGGTATTGAAACAATTCGAGACAAAGTATCAGGATTTGCTAGTACTATGTCATTTAAACCACTTAAAGTGGTCATTTTGGATGAAGCTGATTTTCTTACTATTCAAGCACAGGCTTCTCTCAGGAATGTTATTGAAACGTTCTCTAAAAGCACTAGGTTTATTTTAACTTGTAATTATGTAGAGCGTATTATTGATCCTTTACAATCACGTTGTCAAGTACTTAAAATTGTACCCCCCAGTAAAGGTGAAGTAGCAAAGCATTTGTTCAATATTCTTTCTAATGAAAGTATACAACATGCTGATCATGATTTAAGAGACATCGTTAACCAATACTACCCTGATGTACGTAAAATGATTAACGTATGTCAAATGAATTCTAAAAACGGTAAGTTAGAATTAGATAAGCAAACACTCGTATCATCCAATTACATTGATAAAGTAATTGAATTATTGCCTAATAAAAAGTCATTTAAAGACATTAGGCAAGTAATTGCGGATTCCAATGTACAAGATTTTGAAGCGTTATATAAAAGTTTATATGAGCGTATGGACGAGTATACATCGCGACCCGCAGAAGCAATTATTATTATTGAGGAATACATGTACCATTCAAATTTTCGAATTGATAAGGAGATAAATATAGCTGCGTGTATTGCTAAATTACTTGAAATCTCTGGTAAAGTTGTTTTATAAAGACATCATAGAATTTGGAGATAGAAAATTCTTATTGTATCGTACGGTAAGAGAATTTGATAAACTAGATGCTAATATACTTAAACATTATTGGCATTGCGACACAGTATTAAAAAAAGAAAACACATATTATTTTTGTAACGAAATTCAACCAATAGATTATGAAGAAATCTGATATGCAACAAATGCAACAACCCCAAATTGATTTAAGCAAAACCACAATTATACCTAACGGCTCAGGAGGTGAAATTTTTAAACAAGGATTTATTCTCCGCAAGGTATCTCGTTTTATTACAGGAGGAAATGAAGATGCAGTCCTTCCTATTCCTGTGTTTTATGATGGAGCTACAGGTAAAATCCTAAAAGATACCTTGCCACCTGAAATTAGAGAAGATTACGAAACTATTTAATCGTGACTTTATTTGATTGGTTAAAAGAATTAACAGGTAAAAAACGCGATTGGGACTCCTTCTCTGATAAGGAGAGGGAGTCCTTTAATCCTTATATGATTAACCGTTTTTTATCTATGCACCAACCCTTTATTGAACTAGTTAATTACGTTCAAACAATTCCTTATACTGACAAGAAAAAATATTACACAGTATATTGTCAGTTACTCCCAAAACAAAATGTTTGGCTTAAGTATATTAAATCAAAAATGAAACAACCAACTACAGAATTAGTAAGTGCCCTCTCAAAGATTTATGAGTGTTCTACTCGAGAAGCAGCTAACGCTGTTATTACTTTAGATAACGAACATTTAGAAGAAATTCTTTATAAAGCAGGTTATCAACCAAATGACGTAGCCAAAATGTTTAAGTAATGGACAGTATTGTAACTTCAGTTATAGAACAATTTAAAACTCGCTTAGCAATGGGTGAGAAAAAGTATGGTGTTAATATGGACAGAGATGATTTGTCCTATAAAGAATGGATTACTCATATGAAAGAGGAACTTATGGATGCCATACTTTATTTAGAAAAACTAGAAAAAATTTATGGCGAAAAAGCCCCAAATACTCAAGGAGATACAGAATAAAGAATTGCCTGAGGTAAATTACGCTTACCAAAAGACAATTTCTTATTCTCAAATGTCTATGTACCGGAGTTGTCCTCACAAATGGGCACTCCAATACAAGGATGGACATTATGATGATTCTCCTTCAATTCATTTTACTTTTGGTAC